AAGGTCTCCGGCAAACCAACGTCCAAACTCGCTGGTAAAGCCATCTCCGGGACGTTGGAAATAAAGAGTCACTGTTCCTCCTCCTGATCCGGTACTATTAGGTCCGGTATGCCAATCAAACACTGGATCACCGGTCACATCAATTCTATATGTCAATTCAAGTCCATGAGTTAAGGCTCCACTATAACCTTTGACCAGATAGTGGGCTCCATCCGCAGGAGGAAAAGTAAATACATTTCCCGAAATACTGGAATTGGGAGAATATTGAAAAGTCCAATTTGGACCTACTGGATTTGCTAATATAACTATTGGAGAAGTTGTTTTACCAAAACCAAATAGTCTCTTAAACCAATCTATAATCGCCTGAAAGAAATTGCTCATTTTTTGTTGTCTACCTCCTTTAAAAGTTTTAATAACTCAGTGGAACTACCCACAAACAAATTGTTTGTGATTTCCTGTTTATCATTGTGTTCCATTTGTTCAATGTCTCGAATGGATTTTTGCAGGGTCAGTAACTCCTTATTGGCCGTGACCATCGTGGACATGAATGTGGCCAGAACCTCAAAGAAACGAGGGTTCTGCGACATGTCGGCCAGTACCGTGACACTCTCAATGGCTTCACTGCCATTGCCGATGATCTTCAACAAGTTCTCTCGGGCAAACTCAAAGTCGGAACGCACTCCGGCTTGCTTGGTAAACTCTTGTTCGTTATTATTCTCTGGCATCGGAATAACACCAAAAGTCTTGGCAATAGGGTCTATCATGTCTTTTTTCCTGCTTTATCTTTTTTTCTCTTTCGTCGTATTTTAAATAAAAATTCATGGGAAATGGGTTTATCATATTCATAATCATTTGGACCATTTCTCTGAATGGTATTTCTATCTGCTTTTAATGCCTTAAGATCAAGATTATTTTTTTTAACTTTAAAAAGAGTAAATTTTGGTTTAGGTTTAGATGGGTCCCAACGATTAAATGATTTGGCTTCTTTTGGGGTGTCTGCTAAATAAACTTTTTGTCTGGAAAATTTCCATTGTTTGTTTTTAGGTTTAGTTTTCAATCCTTTTTGTTTGATTGACTTAGCGTAATCGACCCGAGTAGCATGATATAGATAATCATCGGGGTTAGTTTTTTCTTTAAGAATTTCCCGTAATTGTTTCATTATTCTTCTGCCAAACTATCTAATGGTCTACCCAAAATATCTCGCGCTCCGGAACCACCCGAACCGGTGAAATCAGTCATGTCATATCCAAATCCATAGTCATCATTTACATCAATCAGATGATAATCAATTGACTCGGTTATATTGGATGTGGGTTGACCGTTAGCAGTCAAGGTAACTTGCCCAATAGTAGTTTGAACTGGGCCACCATCTGAGGTGCTAACAACGTTACCACTGATGAATGAATTCAGGTAGGTAAACTTGATCATCGGCTTGTGTCGAATTGGTCCAAACAAATAACCATGCATGACGAAGTTCAAGGTCCAAATCATCACTCGTCTTTGGGTGTAATCATTGGAATACACATCATCCAGTTTGATGGGCTGTAATACCACCGGAATGTCTCGAATCTCTCCCATCTCGGGAATCAATTCAAGGCTCACAGTCCAATCTGGAGTAAAATACGGAACTATCTGTTCAACAATTTTGGTTCCATCCTCGGTATTTTTAATATAAATGTACAAAGCCATTTGGATGGTACATGGCCAAGGGTTGTATAACGCCTTGAATTTATTTTTATCCAGGGGATCACGTTTGACATTTCGCACCACGGTATTCAGTTTGTTGTCAGGTTCGTATTGAATACCCAACATCTCAAATGACATGGCCGGTAGAATTGTCGAATAGGGATTGTCCAGGTTGGGGTCGTTATTGAGTCGAGACAACATCTTTTCCTTGGCAGAATAGGACAGCGGCACCTTGATATCAGCCGTCACGGTGCCATCCGGGGCGGAACGTTTGATGACAATATCTTTAAAGAAATAACCAAACACCACGACATACTTGCGAAGCAATTGGTGATAAAAAGGATCGCCTCCGAAAACCATTTTTATATTTCCTTGTTGCTTTGATCTGCCCAATCACCAAATGGGTTGACATCGGTCCAATCAATCAAATTATTAGCAATTGTTTCATCTGTGATATTAAACGTATCATCCAAGGGGACAATCTTTGACATTTTATATGCATCGGTGACCAGATAATCTCCTTCGACGGTCATCAATGGAACCCCATCAGTGTCTCGGATGGTGTAGTCCAGAATATTGATTGAACCCCGAGTCTGGATGGCATCGATTTCAGGAATACCGGTGATGAACTTTTCATTGCTATACTCAAATGTCTCACAAGTCATTTTCCAAGTATAGATTTTACCCAAAGGATAATGCATCTCATATTGATCAACATATCGAATCACATAATTCTTTTTGTTGAGAGGATAATAAATAATGTCTCCTTCTTGGGGACGAGTCATACCCGTTTCAGAGCCAATATCTTCATCAAAACGTTGTCGAGATATTGAAAATATTACTTGGTCGTGAATTTCAGGTCCCCCCACTTTGGTAATGATTTCACGGTCTCCTCCAAAGCCAAAGAAATTCTCCAGATACATTTCAATCAGCCATGCATGTTCATAGACTGATGAATCATCAGTTCCATAAATTGGATCAAAGTTACCAAGGGTGCGATGGATGTAGTATACATTCATGCCGTGTATCTGGATGGACTCAATGACTAGTTCATCTAGAATGCGCTGCTCGGAGTTGTTTTCGAGTTGATCAAATAAGAGATTGGTTATCATCCAATGAAATCCGTTACTGGTAGGGAGTATGAATGAATTATTTCATGCTCAATGTCGGCAATTTCTTGTATGGCCTCGTTATAGATTTGTTGTCCGTTGAATACAATGCCTCCGGGCATTTGCATGTTGCCATATTTCTTCAATTGCTCGCCCCATTGTCTTTTTATCAAGGCCGTGGCATACGATAGAAGCCATCTATCACTCCAGGCATGAGTATACACATCGGGGTCAACAATTTGATAGGCTTCGACTAACAGATATTGTCCTTCGGAGTATCGGCTCCAGTCCATGTCTACATATAGCCTGTTGTTATGTCGATTGTAACGAATAGGTTGCGTCCCCACAAATAGTTCTTGCAGAAACGCCAAATGTTGCATGGTCATGAAATATGGAACCACTGACACCGAAGTCAAAGTATAAAGATCGTTTAACATAATTTGGTATCTGATATTAAACATATTGCCGGTGTTGAAGGTGTCTCCTGCCTCCCAAATCATAATGGCTCCAATAATATTATCTGGTAAAATAATATATTTGTTAGCAATGTCGAGGGCGGTTAGTTGATATTTGTAGTAGGCTTTTTCAGTTCCTTCAAAATGATAATCCCACCAGAACTTCAAGGCATCATCGATCCGATCCCGGACTTGTTCATCAGTGACATTGATGTTGATGGCACCTTTGCCGAGACGGCGTAGGCAATATTCGGTGAATGTGGCTCGACTGTTTGGGTTTTGGAACGAAAGTGGTGTCATGATTTTCCTTTTAATTATTTATTATTATTGCAATGCTTTAATCACATAAGTTGCGATAGAATTGATTCGAATAATTGAAACCATAAATTTGTTGCCGGATGTGGTGGTCAGGGCATCGCCGGGAGATGCGCCCACTGTGAATCCTGAAAAGGTAGTGGCTCCGGCTGAGACTCCGTTTGTAATCAGGATATTGACGGCGCAATCTGTGCTAGGAGCGGTCCAGGTGGCGGCGGCATTACAACTTCCATACTGATAGTTGCCCAGGGCGGCATTGACCGTGAAGCTGGCAATATTGCCAAGATTATATGCCGTGATAGAATAACCAATTGCTCCGATGGTGTCGGCGGTGTTTGTGCTGAGAGCCTTGCCAGTGCCAATCGCAACGGCTGTGGTATTCATAATAATGTTTGCTCCTACTGCCACAACAGTAGCATTCATTTTTGATACTCCAGCAACAAGTCCCAGAGGAGTAAGATTGGCAGATGCAGTTGAGTTGGTTACCGCGACCATGATGCTATTGGCAGTCAAATTGGCAGTGGTACTACCAACAAACATTCTGACCGTATCGATAAGAACATTTGCTCCGGCAGCAAGCATTGTGGAATTAATATATGAGGTGCCGATAACAATATTTGCTGTGCCCATTAGGACATTAGCGCCCGCAGCAATCACCGTGGAATTGACGGATGATGTTCCGACTGTAACCGCCGTGGCGTTAACAATGGCGGCTCCAACAACAAGCCCTAAAGGAGTAAGATTTGCACTTGCAGTCGGATTGGTCAATGTGACCATAATGCTATTAGCAATCAAGTTGACAGTAGAGTTTCCAACAAATGCTTTGACGGTATCGATAAGGACATTGGCCCCTTGAGCAAACATTGTGGAATTGACAACCGAGGTGCCGATAACAAGATTGGTTGTACTTATTAAAACATTCGCCCCAGCGGCTATCATGGTTGAGTTGACAACTGATGTGCCGATATAAAATCCGGCTGAATTGACAACTGAGGTGCCGATAACAAGATTGGTTGTACTTATTAAAACATTCGCCCCAGCGGCTATCATGGTTGAGTTGACAACTGATGTGCCGATATAGAAACCAATAGAATTGGTTGTGGCTGCTCCCGCCACAAGCCCCAGTGGAGTAAGATTTGCACTTGCAGTTGAGTTAGCCAATGCGATGATAATGCTATTAGCAGTCAAGTTGGCTGTGGCACTACCAATAAACACTTTGGATGTATCGATAAGGACGTTTGCCCCCGCAGCGATCATGGTGGAATTAATATATGAGGTGCCGATAACAAGATTGGCTGTACCGATTAAAACGTTTGCTCCGGCGGCTATCATGGTTGAGTTGACAACCGAGGTGCCAATATAAAATCCGATTGAATTGACTATGGCGGCTCCCGCCACAAGCCCTAGAGGAGTCATGTTTGCACTTGCAGTCGAATTGGCCAGGGCAACCATGATGCTATTGGTAGTTAGGTTAGCAGTGGCACTACCAACAAACACTTTAGTTGTGTCAATAAGAACGTTGGCTCCGGCAGCGATCATGGTGGAATTGACAACCGAGGTGCCAATAACAAGGTTTGTTGTGCTTATTAAAACGTTTGCTCCGGCGGCGATCATGGTTGAGTTGACAACCGATGTGCCGATATAGAAACCAATAGAATTGGTTGTGGCTGCTCCAACGACAAGTCCTAGAGGTGTAACGTTAGCTATGACAGTTGAGTTGGCAACAGACAAAATGATGCTGTTGGCGGTCAAATTGGCTGTGGTATTGCCGATATTGATGTTGGATTGACGACGAGCCACCGGTATGAGTGATACAATTGGATTGCCTATAAAAGTAACTTTGGCTCCGGCCGATGTACTGAAATCCGGAGTGGCGGGTCGAGTGATAACCCCGGTAGAATAAGTACCTGCTCCAGTTTCCCATTGGGAATTCATTGGATCAATGGCGAGATAATCGACTGTGGCTCCATTGGGACAACCTGATCCTGAAAATGTTAGAAACATATTCGAAAACGCCCCGACTAGGGTAAAGTCGGCGGCTCCAGTGGAAGATGTATTTTCTTTGACTCGATCTGCATAAAAAACTGCCATCTAATATTTATGGTTTTTTACGACCAGTGATAGAATCGATTGCGTTGATCATTTTGCCTTTGATGGTTGAAATTGTCTTTTTAGAACTTGCAATTAGCGCATCTGGATCAATTTTTATTCGGGCCTGAATGGCTGGAACGGTTTTCTTGAGTGTCGCCACAATATCTCCGGGTAGAGTCACCATTTTGGCAGTGATTCCAATAATATCATCAATTAATCGATGAACAAAATGGGCAATCAAATTCAAAATGTTGGAATTTGTGATGGCAAGGAACAAGTTTTGTGCCTTTTTCATGATGCTGGTAACATTTCTAACAGTCACAAATGCAGGCACTATCTTGGATGTTTCTTTGATGATGGATTGAATCAAACCCTGGCTCAGATTAAATGTCTTACCTAATAATGGAGTAAGAGTGACTATCGGATTTATGGTAATAAGAGCAACCACAATGGAAATGGTTTTGACACCAATAAACAAACCTGTATTGATAATGACAATCAATTGACGCATTGTCTTGGATGCCAACACAAGTTGGGATTGAGTGATGGTAAAGATTTTATTTTTTGTGGCAATGAATGAGATACCAACAATCCGTAAAATATTGACATGAATTGTCTTGGCGATAGACCGTCCCAAGTGAGCGACAGATGGCAACAGCACATTGATGTTGACCAATTTGAGCGCCTTACGCAGCATAGTCACAACCGAATTCTGGATCAGCGACAACGATATTCGGGATTGCTTGACCAACTTGACAAATTCTGCTTGAACAACAACTAGAATTTTTGTGGCTTTGCGTGACAAATTAATAATTTGTGAAATGCTGATATGAATTATTCTGGCAATAGAGCGATTCAAACTAATAATTGATGGTGATAGAATATTGATATTGACCAATTTTAATGCCTTATTCAGCAAGGTCACAACCGAAGTCTGGACCATCGAAAGCATTCGGCGTGACTGTTTGATCAAGGTGACAAATTCTGAATTTACCAGGGTCAAGATTCGAATAAAGGCTTTTTGTTCTATAGCAGTAACTATCTGTCCAATTGAAAACGTAAAGCGTCGGATCAGGTTCTTGGCAAACGACAACAGTTGCGTCTGGGTGATGGCCGTTATAATGTGTTGGAACGAGCGAGTGATGTTTATCAACGGGGTTTGGGTCAGGACCACCAATTTGTGTAACTGTTTAACCAATCCAATTGTTTGGGTTATGCTTGCCAATAATTCAATAAATTGAATGTACGTTTTTTGTCCAAATTCGGTGACAATCTGACCAAGAGCATTTAAGGTGATTCTTTCTCTCATTGCCTTGGTCATAGATAGTTGACTGGTAGTAAACACTGTCCCATAAACAGTCAGCGATTTTATGAAGTTCAATGACAAAATGTTTTCTTGAATCAACGTCAGAATCTTTTGGGGTGATCGAGCCAAGGCAATAATCATGTTTGATGAAATATTAAACGACTTTGCAATTGCTTTTGATAGTGTGACGATTAGGCTTGATACACCTGCTTCACCCCAAGTTTCAAAACCATTTGGTAGTTCTGTGGGATAGAAATCGGCGGTTACCGAGCCAGTGCCTTCATACATATTGATGGCAACGCATAAATCCCCGAGAACAGGTGAAATATCAAATCCTCCTATCCCAGTTGCCGGATCAGCAAGTTCATCACCATTCCAGAATCCAGTCACACCACCTGGATCGATTTTGTACCAGAGAAGACGAGCGTCGATATCGACCGCAAACCACAAGGAAAATGTCTGGAAACCGGGTAAATTTGAATTAAGAACGTAATCACCCGTTCCGATAAACCAAGGATCACCAAAATCACCATCCAAATAGACTATACCATTCCCGGTTTCGTATGGCCACACACTCACTGCGTTTTTGTCCCATCCAAACCACATGTTGGGTCCGGTGTCAGGATAAATGGCGTCTGCATTCGCAAGCGCGATTCCAACGTCGCTCCCGGTGTATGGGTTGGTCATAACAAAATCAAGGCGAACAATACGTTTGCCGGTGGAATGGAAATCCGACTCTACCGACCCTCGAACAACATCTGTTGATGCCGTCAAATTTCCGTTTGAAAGTGTCACGCCGGGAGAACGCGCCGGGTCCCAAGTGCTACCTCCTCCTCCCACTGTAATATTAAACGACTTTGCAATTGCCTTGAACAAGGACAATTGATTATCAACAAATACATTCACATAAGCGATCAAGGATTTTATCATGCTCATTGACAAAATGTTTTCTTGGAGTAGAATTAATATCTTTTGGGGTGCTTTGGCCAAAGCAACAATCATGCTTGATGATGTGATCAATGACTTTGCAATTGCTTTAAACAAAGATAGTTGATTATCAATAAACACATTCACGTAGGTAGCAATTGCTTTAAACAAAGTGACGATGGCGTTTTGAGTAAAGGTCAAGGTCTTTTGAATGGCTCTAAACATATTCATGTTCTGACCCAAGACAATAAGGAATACTCGTTGGAATAACCGGGCAATTTTTGTCAACTGGTCCTGAGAAATAATAATCAGTTTATTGATAGGAATGATTATAGTCACCAATTGTCCTTGAACTAAGGTCATCAGTTTATTCAAGGTCTTGAATAGATATAGAACGTTTGTTGTTGCAACATAAAATAGTTTTGTGGTCTGGATACGAGTGGTTGATGTGACACTCTGGGCAAAAATCAACATCTTGCCCATTTGTCGTAATAGTGAAACTGAGATAGGGGAGGTGATATTCAATAGTCTTGTAGCAATCTGTTTGGTCAAATTGACGGTCTGGGTCTGAGCAAAAGAGATGGCCTGTTGAAATGTCTGGATGAACCTGTCAAGGCTTGTCGTCAAAACCACCAATTCGCCCATAGTAATAGTTGACAACAACTTTTGAGTTGCATTGTCGATGTTTGTTGCTATGCCTTGAGTAAAAATAATTATTTTTCTAACAGGACGGAACAGAGAAATTGTTTGTCCTTGTTGAATGACCGCCAACAGTTTTCGCATTTGTCTGAACAAAGAAACTGTCTGGGCCTGAACCATAGCAATCACATGGCGATTCATTCGAGCAAGATTAACAATTTGACCGATGCTCAATGCCAAGGTTTTTAATGATTGTTTAGTCAACAGGACAGTCTCAGGAGATATTATGGTTGGTTTCTTGGTGATCAGACGTAACAGGACTGTGGCTTGTCCTTGAATGACCGCCAACAGTTTTCGCATTTGTCTGCGCAAAGAAACTGTCTGT